GCAAAGCTCGGGATAGAACGCCATGAATCGGTTTACCGCGTGCTTCGTGATCTTCAGAAAGCCCGCCGGAATGCTCGCAGCCTTGATGCAGCCGTCCTCACGCACAACAGGCGTTCCGTCCGGGTTCGCCATCACGGCACCCATGTATTCCTCTTCGTCCTTCTTGAACCGATACGTGCCCGAGACGACTTCTCCTTCGGTCTCAATCAACCTCAGAAGGTCTCCCGGTTCCCATGACAGATCGTGATCGATGAAAACAACCACATCGGCTTTCGCGTCCAGCGCCTTTCGCAGCATCTTGGAGCGTGCGGCCGAGATATACGGACAACCGATCTCGTAAACGGCCTCGTCTTGCCAGCCTGCGGCCTGAATCAGCGGAATCGATGCTTTCAGGCTATCGAGCGTCACCTGATACGGCTTGGTGATCGTGGGAATGCAGAAAACGACTTTTTTTGTCATAGAAAAGGGGCGAGCCAAAGCCCGCCCCACCCCTGTTACGCCGTGGCCCAGACGCCCAGACCGATGAGCGTCTTTTGAATCTCCTGCAGGGCTGCCAGTTGCGTTGCGCCAAAGGACGAGCTAACAGCCAACGCGCTCGTTGCATGCACTGCAGAGCTGTACGCACGTTGAGCGACCGGAGCCTTGCCGTAGAAGGCGACCTTATCGGCAGAGGTCTTGCCGATCTGCAGGCCATCTGGAGCGTTATATCCGGCTTGTTCGTATTCGACGGGTTGCGTCATGATGAATTCCTTTCGAGAAAGAGAAAGCCGGGGTTTCCCCCGGCGTTAGTTCGTTAAGCCGCTGCCGCACCGATCATCCGGGACGCCCACTGCGGACGAATCGCCGAGTAACCGTACAGGATGTCGATACGGGTCAGCATTTCATCGTTGCGGATGTCCGAAGCGCGCCATACCCGCAAGCTGATACCGTCGAACGTCTTGCGCACGCAGGAGATCGCGTCGGCCATCAGCGGCAGATCAGCCGTAACGAAGGCAAACGCATCCTTGTGGTACATCAGCGATTGGACATACGAGGTCGAAGCGCCCCCCAGGAACGTCAGCGTTTTGGCGTTGAAGTCCGTAACCGCCAGATCGGCACCCGTCGAAGAGCAGACGTTCTTCTTCGCGCCCGTGAGGTAGAACGACGGGGCGACGGTCGTCGTGGTTGCGCCGATCGCCGTAACGACAAACTGCTGAAGATGCGGATAGGGCGCTTTCGTCTCCGGATGACAGGCATACACCCCTGCGATGGTGAACACCGACCCAACGGTCTGCTTGGCCACCGGAAGCAGCGTATGCATGTCTATCGTGCTGCCGCCGTCCGTCACGAGAGCGTCCGCGTCGGTGTCCGCTGTCACGTCATCCGAGTTCGTCATCGTCCAGAGACGTTCGTTCTCGTAGTAATCCGCCATCGCGGTGCGAGAGATGAAGCCCTCGCGGAACTGCTCCGAGATGTCCTTGCCCGGATTGAAGTACGCAGCCACGCCGTTCACGAGTCCCGCCATGGTGACGGAATCGATCTGGATGTTGCGGTTGCGATCCTTCGGCGCCAGGTATTGGTTCAGCTTGGCGCGAGCGAGACCCGGAACGGACAGGTTGGTAATGGCAGTACCAGCAGTTCCAACCGCGTTGTAAACCTTCTTCGTGCAGCCTTGAAGAACGTCCGACTCGATACCCGAAATCAGGGTCGCCATCGCAGGTTCCAGGTGCTGCTTGGAGAAGTTCGTCAGGTCGAGAGCGAGTTCACGCGAATTGAAGCGCATGTCCACGCCGTCCTGAGTCGCGGCGGTGAGCGTCGTGCTTTGCTCGCTCGCGTCCTGCACGTCCATAACCCTGGAACCCTGACGACGGGTGTACTGAGCCGGAAGACGGATGCGCAGCGTATCGCCAATCTTCGCGTTTTCCTTGCCGAAGGACTCGTCAAACTGGCGATTGATGGTGCCGAGAAATGTCGCTTTCTCGTGGGCGAGACGAAGACACTCGTTAGTGATCTCGTCAATGGTGAGAATGCTGTTAGGCATGCTGATAACTCCGTTTTAGGCAGGAGTGCCTACGCTTCACAGCGTTGGCTTGAACCCGCGATTACTTTCTGGGGCCGTGCACCTGTTTATTCCGCTTTTTCATCCAGACATCCAAGCTGTCCTTGGGGGACGGCGTTTCATCCTGGATACCGGCGTTTCCACCAACGGGATTGATAGGCTCCGGCGCATTGGATGCTTTCTTCGGAGCGGGCTTGGCATCACGCACCGTGCGCTCAAGCAAGACCATCTCCGCGTACTGTTCTCGGGCAGGCAATGCGGCAATGCGATGCGCTTCGTCAGGGTTTTTTCCGAGGTGATACACAAGGTCAGGACCGATGGGCGAATCCTTGATCGCTTCCCCCATCTTCGGGGTAACGATGATGTCTTCGTTATCGGTCACGTCATCGAAGTCGTCGTATTTCTTACGAGCGGCCTCCAGCGACTTGTTCCACTGGGCCTGCTGCTCGCGTGCGGTCTGCTGCGCGGACTCATTCTGTCTGCGCTGCGCTTCCGCTTGCAGGCGCTTGTCTACCGCTTCCAAAGCCCTCTTCTCGGCCTTGTATGCGGCTCGCGCCTCGACGTAATCCTCGTACGACTCGAACTGCTCGCGTTTCGGTTCCTCGTCCCCTTGCGGGGCCGCTTGTTGCGGTGCTGCCTGACTGCGTTGCTCCGTCAGCATTTGCAGCCGGGTTTCCGCCTGAATGCGACGCTCTCGCTCGCGGTCTAGCCGTCTGCGATAGCGGGACTGGCGCTTCTCCGGGTCCTCGTGCTGATTGCCCTCGTTCGCAGCCTGACCTTGGGCTGCCGGATCGCTCGCTTGGGGCTGGATACCCTCGGTAGCTGCCGGTATGGGTGCTGCGTTTGCTGCAGGCGTGACAACGCCGCCATCAACTTCAGGCATGGACATCTCCATGTGGGGTAGCAGGGAGCCTCCCTGCGCGGTCTTACATCTCGCCCGGCATTGCGCCTTGCGAGTCCTGCATTCCTTGCGCTGGCATGTTGCGCTTCAACTCTGCCAATTCAGCTTGAGCGGTCATGCGGTCGATGTCGGCTTTGATCGCTCGATATTCCGCCTGCATGACCTTGCGCTGCGCTTCTAACGCGGACCTATCAGCGTTCACCGACTGCTCCGCGGCGTTAATCTCGGCTTCTTTGGCCTGCATGGCCTGCTGCACCTGCATCAACTCTTGCTGCTTGGCCTGCAATGCTTGCCCCGCCTGCTCAAGCTGCTGCGCCTGCGCCTCTATGGCCGCAGGATCGGGCTCGCCGCCTTCGGGCTTGTCCTGCAATTGCGGCGGAAGCATCTTCTTCAGCCGATCCGAAATCTCGTCCGCATACGGCATGTCCATCGTCTTGAATGCGAGGTCGCCAATGATCGGCACAAGCTGGGGTTGGGCTTGCATGGCATTCATCATGAACTCAGCGCCCTCCTGACGTTTGGTCGTATACGAGGGGCCGGCACTCACCACAACGTCATACTTACCCACCTGAAGGTTGTAGATGCGCTGAATCGAACCGTCAGCCTTTTGCCTCTCAGCGAACGCGATCTTGTTGCCCTCTTCATCGGCCAAATCCGGGTCGATCTCGGCGTAATCCTCCGTCCCGTCCTCGCCCAGAATCCGCGCAACTCGCCGGGTGTCGTAAATCTTCGGTATCAGGTCAACGAGTATTTGCCCTGTGTAGCGGATGGTCCGCACGAGGTTATCCACGTAATGGAATGACCCCGTATCACCCTCACGCTGGCGGGCCATGATGGCCTTGCCACTCTTGGCGTTCGACTCTTCGCCAATCGATTCCCGATACATGCCCATCGCACCCTGAATGTCATGCTCAGAATTCTGCATGAGCTGCTGCCAACCCACAGACAGACCGGGCGGGGCCAACCTCTGAGGAGGGGGAACGGGAACATTCCCATCCATGATGACGGGCTTATACGTGAGTGCGGACAAGTTACGGCGATTCGCCGTCCTCCAATCGTTCTCGTATCCCTCGATCTGCCCTTCAGCAATGACCCACGGCGCACGGGGAGCCAATGCGACATTCTCCGCAAGAGCCGACCCGGAATAGTTGTACATCCGCTGCGGGTCCATCGCGCCCCAAATCATCCCGGATAGGTAACGCTTCCCCTCGATGTCCAGCTCGTTGCCCACGCACTCGGGGATCGGAACCGTTTTACCCGCCCAGTCGCGTTCCTCAAGAACCTCTGCCGCTGTAATCTTCGCCCACTTGACCTTGGGAATCTTGGTGGAACGGGTTTTAACCGGCTCTACGCCCTCGGGTAGCTCGTCTTTGCGTACCACCTTGCCATCGGGCAGCAGGCATATCTCGGCACGCTCGTATTCGATGCGGAAATACTCGGCTACCAAAAGGGAATCGTCCCACACCCAGACATTCGCAACGCCGTCGCCCGCGTCCTTAAAGCTCACTTCCTTCGCGGCGGGATAATCTGCCCTGAAGTCCTCACGCGAGTATTTCTCGACCACGAAGCCATACTTCGCGTCAGATCCGTCAGGTTCCTGCCTTTCGGGGTCCAGGTAGACCGCAAAGCGGTTCCTCACGCGCTTGATGCGGATGTCCTGATCGAAGGACATCTCGTCGCAATATTCGGTCAGGACGCGCCAATAACCGAAGCCGCCATCCACCGCAGCCTCAGCCGCCGTGTCGTAAGCA